CTCGCAACCACCATTGCCGCATCAGCATACGCTCTATGCATGTAATTGTGATCACGTAAGGTGTTCCTATCACCGCTATTGAGTCCATTGGTAAGACGCACCCAATCATCACCCCGCCTATACCAAGCATTGTCCTGACATAGTGATGACCACATGTTGGCCGCCACTTTGTCTGCTGCCACTCGGGAGTCACCCTGCTCGGCCCAAGCTTTGGCGTTACACGTGGCTACCACAGCTAACTCCCACTTCGCATGCTCACTGTTGAAGTCCGAATAATCAAGGCTGAACCAATACCCAGGTATATTGTTGTGCACCCGCAACCAGTGCATTGTGTCTACGGGCAACTGCTTTCCAAGCAACCCGTCGAAAGCCATCTCCTTTTCCATGTGTACTGAGCCGTAACTTCCTGCAACATAGGCAGCCTCATCCGATGCAATCAGTGCACGCTGCTTGCCTCCCGGTTCAGGCTTTGTGCTACACCGGGCCAGGTCTATGGGCACAGAGCCGTACACTACGTCCGCTGCATAGGACGTTGGCAGGCACTCAAAGACGCCTTTCTTCGACATGCGATCACCTGATCTCCATCGATCATCCACAAACTCCTTCTCCATCACAGCCCTGATGGATGATGCCCCGCCAGCCACCCAATGGTGGCGTCGTTTCCACCAGTCCTCAAGCCCAAGTACGTGCTGGCTCGAAGACACCCGCTGCACCAATGTGCGTGCTGTACGTAATGACGACTCCACCAGTTGATCAAACCAGGCAGCAGACCCTTGCCCCCTGCCCCGGACCCAAGGCATTCTCTTGGGAACACACCAGTTGTTTCGCTTAGGATCCTCAGACGCCCAATCCGCTTCATCGTTCGACCTATACGTCACATTAAAAACTTTTCGGACATAGTAGACTTCGTCACTGATCAAGTCCCCTGCCATTCCAGACCTGCGGCAGCGGTCCATGATGGGTTTAAAAACCTCAATCCAGTATTCGATCGGTACCCGATGCCATTGGGCAGCTTCAAGTACAGACGTGACGGAGGTCGGCGCGCTACGCCACCACAATATTGTGGCTGCTGAAGCCCAATCCGCTGAAGAGACGGACCGATCATAGAGACACTGCTCGGTGGCCGAAAAGTCACCCGTCTGTTTCACCATCCACATTGACAATCTGACAGGGGATCCACCGATATGCATGTTCGGTGGTCGCGGCCCATAGGCCTTGCCCACGATGTCAAGACCAGGCTGACCCCTTGCAGGGCAAATACACACCGCCGTCAGCACTGAACGATAATGCTCCACGCCTGCCACCCCAGGCTGGAACAACACCATATAGAGAGCCAATGAGTGTGGCTGTAAGGTGGTGAGCCACTTCACGAACGCTTGGGTGGAGCAAATGTAGCACTCCAAGTGCCCCCTGTCCCAATGTCCGCCGAAGACGGCGCTGAGCCAGAATGGGGTTGACCCCCAGATGAGGATGTGCGCTCCCCGCCGGCGCTCGTCTGTCGGCCACCACTCGTGTTCACGGGAGCCGA